AGTCATGTTCAGTTGAGAAGTTTTTTCCTTCGGCAATATATGTTGACCTGTCTGTGTAGTTTTCAATCTCTCTTTTCCAGTTAATTTTTAAAGTTGCGGGACAAATGATTAATATTTTTTTAGCACCTGCTTCAAGAGCGGCAATAATTGTTGATGTGGTTTTACCAAGACCCATATCATCAGCCAAGATAAATTTCTTATTCTCAACTAATTTTTGAATTGCTTCTTTTTGATGTGTTAACGGAGGACGATTGGAATATTTTTCATAACTGATAACAACATCTTTAACTGTGTTATCTTTAATTATTGACGCTTTTGGTAACCAAAAATCATGTAGTTCTTGAGACTCAGTTATTTTACCCCAAATATGAAAAGCTTTTTCTTTATCAGCCAATAATTTCTCAACCCAAACCTTTTCAGGTATTTCACTCATTAATCTATCATCAGCAAGTTTCTGAGCAAAGTAAGCATCAAGTATAACCCACTTCTTAGCAACCTTAGGTTGTTTGTCGTGGTTGTTAATAATGTATTCGGATTGATTTCTTGTTGGATAAAACTTTCTATTGATTTTAGATTTTCTTTTGAGTTCTAAAATATAGTTATTAGCTCCTTCATATGTTTCCAACAATGTTAATGCTTTAGATTCTAAACTTACTTCCATTTTAATTAAATAATATTCCTATGGTTTCTACCATGATTTAACTGTTGTCAACATAAATTTTAGTTATCACGTCAAATCTCATAATCTTTTTATTAGAAATATAATACTTCTTAATGTATTTATCAATATATGCAAAAGTTAGTACCAATTACGCGTTTAGGAAAATTTTTTGGTGGTGAAGATTATGCCTTGGATATCGGTATGGGTGAGGAGTGGTTGTTGGGTGATATGAACTTTACTGTTATTCTTTATAGAATTGATAGATACAAAACAAAAAAAGATGATGTTTATGGTGAGGTGTTAGAAGATGGAATTCAGTTTATGGCTCCTGTTGAGCTTAAGGGGTTGGTTCAGGTTATGGCACCGCAAAACAAACTTCTTGGGAATTCAAAAATTAAACAAGATGAGCCAGGTAATATGAAGTTTTCTGTTTACCAAAAAACACTTGATGATATGGATGTTAATATTTTTATGGGTGATTACCTTGGATATTATGAGACGGAAGATAGGGTTAGATATTATACAATTATTGATGACGGACTTGTCAAGTCTGATAATAAACACACCTACGGTGGTTACAAACCATTCTATAGAACGGTTACAGCTACTTATGTAAGCGAAAATGAATTTAGAGGAATATAATGCCATTACCTAGAACACAAGTTAAACCAACATTACCTTTGGTTCCACAAAAAACTCTTTATGCTAGAAGAGAACAATTGTTGGAATATATCAACAAAGATGGAACTTACTTACCTAAGTCGGTATTACATGCAGATTTGGATAGGGGTATGTTAGATTTTGTTAAGGGGGACTTGAAAGTTGTTACTGCGGGCAAGATTGTTCCAATGGTTGACATTATTGTTACAACGCAAAACTGGTCACAGTATGTTGAGACAGCTCAATTTATTGATTTGGATAATAATCCCTCTCCACCATTTATTACTGTAGTTAGAAGCCCCGAAGTTAAATTTGGTACAAACCCATCACTTCAATATACTATTCCAAATAGAAAACAATTTTATTATGCCTCGGTTCCAACTTGGAACGGCAACGAACAAGGTATGGACATTTATACAATACCTCAACCAGTTCCTGTTGATATTAATTATAGTGTTAAAATTATTTGTAACAGAATGAGAGAGTTGAATGAACTTAATAAAATCACAATGCAAAAGTTTTCGTCAAGACAGGCGTATACTTTTATTAAAGGTCAATATGTTCCAATTGTTTTAAATAATGTTTCGGATGAATCTCAAATGCAAATTGAGAATAGAAAGTACTATATTCAAAACTATGACTTTACCATGCTCGGTTATCTTATAGATGAAACAGAGTTTGAGGTTAAACCAGCAATTGCAAGGGTTCTTCAAGTATTTGAAATTAATACATCTGTTTTGAAGAAAAAGAAAAATCAATACCCTGAAAATCCTGATACGTTCTTAACTAATTTCCTATATGTTGTTGGTAATGATATTCTAATTGAAAGAATCGATTTTACCGCAGATATGTCCTTTGTAAAATCTACAAACATATCATCGTATGACGTTTACATTAATAATGATTATTTTGGAACTAACGTACAAAGAATTCAGATAACAACTAATGATGTTTTAAAAATTGAAGTTGTTAAAGATGATAATACAAAAAGTGGCCTCATTGAGTTTGATAGTAAATTGGTCTAATCTTCTCCGTAAATATCTTTTTTCTCTTTACACTTTTCCATAATCAAATTCTCGATAAATTTGTAAATTTTAATACCTCTCTTATCACAATACTTTTTTAGCGCCTCATGTGATTCAGGGGATATTTTTATGTTCTTTATTGCTTTCTTTGTTTTCATGGTAGAAAAAAGGTAGAATTAATTCTCACCGTTTACAAATACATATCCGAAAGTCAAGTTTTTTGTGTTAGTATTGAATATTTATCATTAAAATAAATCTGCAAAGAATAATTTAATAATGGCAACAGCACAAGTTAATCAAAAAGTATTTGTATCCCCAGGTGTTTATACGTCTGAAACGGACTTATCGTTCGTGGCTCAGAGCGTGGGTGTTACAACATTAGGTTTAGTAGGTGAGACAATTAAAGGTCCAGCTTTCGAACCTGTTTTTATAACAAACTATGACGAGTTTCAGGCTTACTTCGGTGGTACTGAACCTGTAAAGTTTGTGAATACACAAATCCCAAAATATGAAGCTGCGTATATCGCAAAATCTTATTTACAACAATCTAACCAATTGTTTGTTACAAGAGTATTGGGATTATCGGGTTATGACGCGGGTCCTTCATGGAGTATTAGAACAACCGCTAATGTTGACCCAACAACTATTGGATTGCCAACAGAAGTTGGACAATCGTTTTCTATTAATTTCAGTGGAAACTCAACAGGAAACACTTTTAATTTTACGACATCAGATACGGTATTTGACGATTTTATTCAACCAAATCTTTTTGTTGAATATAAAATGAGCGATGGAAGTACATCTAATTTAGATGCTGACTTTTCAAGTGTAATTGGTGATATTGCCGACCAACCTACATTATCGGCAACAACTGTTGCTTTTTATGGTGCGATTCCTAGTTCAGATTATTGGACTATTAATAATGAATATAGTAATCAAATTAATGAATATCTTTGTGATTCTAATAATTTAGAATTGAATGACTTAAGCTCTAGTAGTAATGATGCTTGGTTTTACGCAAATTTTAATAACTACACAGGTAATCAATATTCAGGTTATTCTTTTTATTATTCTGTAACGAACTTGGTAACAGGTTCTACAGGAAATTATACAGGTACTATTGAAGGTGAGGTATATTCTTTTTCAGGAACGGCTTACTCTGATTTTAATAACATGGTAATTGCAACACTTCGTTCAAGAGGTATTTCACTTTATGTTAATAGCTCTGGAAGTGATGACCACGGTCCAATTTATGAAGTTAGTGGTACAACAGATTTAACTATGGTTTGTAGTAATCAATATTCAGGTGTAACTCAATCACCATATGCTGAGTTCTTATTATCAGGAGTTACAAAAAATGGTGATAGTTTTCAATTAGAAACTTCATTATCCGCTGTTTCATCTAAGTATATTACAAAAGTTTTAGGTGTTGACAATTTTGGTAAATCAAGATATGAAACTCCTGTTTTCGTTGAGGAGATATATCCAGGTGCTTTGAATTATGCATATAACCAAGGTTATATTAAGGGTTTAAATTGTGAGTTGGTTGCGTTACCTGATGCTAGAAGTCAAAGTTCAAGTTCAATAGCTTGGAATTTAGAAAAATATCAATCACCTGAAACACCGTTCTTGGTTTCCGAATTGAGAGGTAATAAAGTATATAAATTATTTAAATTTATTTCGATTTCTGACGGGGATTCTGCTAACGTTGAAATTAAAGTTTCGATTGCTAACTTATCATTCAATAATATGAGTTTTGATATCTTAGTAAGAAACTTCTTTGATACTGATGCTAATCCTTTTGTTATTGAGAAATTTACAAATTGTAATATGGACCCTGCTTCAAATAACTTTGTTGCTAAAAAAATTGGTACTTCTAACGGAGAATTCGCACTTATTTCAAAATATATAATGATTGAATTGGCTGATGAATATCCAATTGATGCATTACCTTGTGGTTTTTACGGTTACACACAAAGACAATATTCAAGTTCTAATAATCCATCACCATATCCTAAATTTAAAACAAAATATTATTATCCTGGTGAAGTGATTGCTAATCCTCCATTTGATAGTCCTTATGGTGGTAGTAATGCGGTTACATCTCCTGGAAACGTAATTAGAAGAAGTTACTTAGGATTCTCAACAACTGAATATGGTATTGATGAATCGTTTTTAATGTATAAGGGAAAACAAAATCCTCAATCAGGTTGGGAGCTTGCGACTGATTCGATTCCTTGGAATGTTTTATCAAAGGGATTCCATATGGATTCAGGGGCAACTGTTGTGACAATTGGTAACATATATGAAACAAGTGGTCAAACCGCTTTTGAATGTGGTGTTGATACTTTCATAGCTGACCCAGAAACTCAAGAAAACCCATATTACTATATATATTCAAGAAAATACACAGTATGTTTTGCTGGCGGATTTGATGGTTGGGATATTTATAACGAATCCAGAACTAACACAGATAGATTTCAACTAGGAGCTTCTGGTTATTTAGCTGGTGCTTTCCCTTCTCCAAGATACCCTACTGCAACTGGCGATGGTATCTTCAAGAGAATTATTGTTCAAGACAATACTCAAGATTTTGCTAACACTGACTACTACGCTTATTTACTTGGTATTTTAACATTCGCAAATCCTGAAGCAACAAACATTAACGTGTTTGCTACATCAAGTATTGATTATGTGTTTAATTCTAACTTATGTGAAGCTGCAATTAATATGGTTCAATATCAAAGAGCTGATTCGGTGTATATCGTAACAACTCCTGACTATAACATGTATCTTCCAGATGCTACAGACCCTCAACAAATTATCTACCCTCAAGAAGCGGTTGATAACTTAGACAATACGGGAATTGATTCTAACTATACAGCAACGTATTATCCTTGGATTTTAACAAGAGACACAGTAAATAATACACAAATATATTTACCAGCAACTGGTGAAGTTTGTAGAAACTTAGCTCTTACAGATAATATTGCATTCCCTTGGTTCGCATCAGCGGGTTACACAAGAGGTCTTGTAAATTCGATTAAAGCGAGGGTTAAGTTGACTCAAGAAGATAGAGACACACTTTATCAAGGTAGAATCAACCCAATTGCAACATTTTCGGACGTTGGTACTGTAATTTGGGGTAACAAAACACTTCAGGTTGCTGATACAGCTCTTAACAGATTAAACGTAAGAAGATTGTTGTTACAAGCTCGTAAATTGATTTCAGCAGTAGCGGTGAGATTATTGTTCGAACAAAACGACCAAGTAGTGAGACAACAATTCTTGGATAGTGTTAACCCAATCTTAGATGGTATTAGAAGAGATAGAGGTCTTTATGACTTCCGTGTAACGGTATCTTCTTCACCTGAAGATTTGGATAGAAACACTTTAACAGGTAAAATTTATCTTAAACCAACTAAAGCTCTTGAATTTATTGATATTGAATTCTTTATCACACCAACAGGAGCTTCATTTGAAAATATTTAATAAAAATAAGGGGGGAGTTTACCTCCCCCATTTTTTAGCCAACAATGAGAACAAGAATTATAGAAGGATTCAGAGACGAAAAAACACCAGATTTAAAATATTATTCCTTTGATTGGGATGATAATATTGTTCACATGCCAACAAAAATAATTGTTAAAGATGATAATGGTGAAGAAGTAGGTATGAGTACCGATGACTTTGCAAAACATAGACATCATATTGGTAAAGAAAATTTTGACTATGAGGGGTACACAATTGTTGGTTTTGCTGAAGACCCATTCAGAAACTTTAGAACTGAAGGAGACAAAGATTTTATAATAGATTCAATGAAAGCCAAAGAAGGACCTGCGTTTGATGATTTTAGAGAAGCAATAAATAACGGTTCGATTTTTTCAATTATTACTGCGAGAGGACATAATCCTAAAACACTAAAGCAAGCGGTATATAACTATATTATCAACGATTTCCACGGAATTAATAAACGTGAGTTAGTTAAAAACCTTAAAAAATATAGAACATTTGCAGGTGAAGATGACTTGTCGGACAACGAATTAATTAAATCTTATTTAGAAATGAACAAATACCATCCAGTTTCTTT